AAGGAGAAGACCCGGTACTACACCCAGGACTGGGACAGCTTCAAGAAGTTTGTGATCGAGCACGACGCTGTCGATCTGCTTGAGAAGCGCATCGCGCAAACCAACATGCAGACGTTCTTGGAAGAGAACCCCAGCCTGCATCCCCCTGGACTCAGCAATACTGCCGAGTTCGATATCGCTGTTACCAAGCCTCGTTAAGGAGAAAGCACCATGAGCAACATCGCTCTTTTTTCTGGTTCAAATGTTCCCGCCTTCGCCAAGAAAGGCGAACTGTCCGACCTCGCCAAGTCCCTCGCAGGTGGCGTTGGTGGTGGCGGCGGCAAGCGGGTGTCGATCAAAGGCGGCGTCTTCCGTCTACTCGTAGGTGGCAAGGAGGTCGCTGCAATTGATGAACGCTATCTGGACGTGGTTGTCGTCAACGCTGCCCCCAAGATCGGTCGTACCTTCTACGCCAAGGCGTACGACGGTGAGACGCTCTCTGGCCCGGACTGCTGGTCTGCGGATGGCGAGACGCCTAGCCCCGAGTCTGCGAACAAGCAATCGGATCGCTGCGCGACCTGCCCCCAGAACGTCAAGGGCTCCGGTATGGGCGAGTCTCGTGCCTGCCGGTTTAGTCAGCGCCTCGCTGTTGTTCTTGCTAATGATATTGACGGCGATGTGATGCAGTTGCAGTTGCCCGCCACGTCGATCTTCGGCAAGGAAGAAGGCGACAAGCGCCCGCTGCAAGCCTACGCTCGCTACCTCGCCGCACAAGGCGTGAGCCCCGAGACGCTGGTCACCCGCATGCAGTTCGACACCAAGGCCGAGGCGCCCAAGCTCTTCTTCAAGCCGATGCGTTGGCTGACCGAGGAGGAGTACGAAAGCTCCGTGCGCCAGGGGCAGACCGAGGATGCCAAGCGCGCCGTTACCATGACGGTAGCCAAGACGGACAAGGTCGCGGCTCCCCTGGCCCTGGAGGGCACCAAGCCCAAGGCTAAGGCGGTGACGATGGAAATGCTCAAGGAAGCAACTGAGTCGCTGCAAGCAGCAGTAGCCGAAGAAGAGAACGCCCCGCCGACCAAGCGCAAGAGCAAGTCGGAAGAACCCGCAACCGCAGGCAAGCCAAATCTGGCTAAGCTCGCGGCTCAGTGGGACGATGAGTAATCAACCGGGGGCTTCGGCCCCCTTCCACCATGTCCTATTCAGTCAAGACTGTTAAGGCCGTAAAGGCATCACCCAAAACGCTCGGGAGTCAACTCGGGCGTTGGGCCGTACATTTGGACTTCTCGGTCATCCGCATCGCCCAGGTTACGGGCGCATCGCGTCAGACTGTATACAACTGGATCACTGGCAAGAACACCGTGCTCGCGCCTTATCGGCCTGCCGTTGAGCAACTGCTGGAGATTCTGATGAAGTCCAACGATAACGAACAAGCATGGAGCAAAGCATGTCAGGAATTCAGTATCAAAGCCTGAGCGACGACGAGTTCGCTCGGCAGATTCAAGCCATCATCGACAAGGCGGGCGTGTTGCCCTCTGAGGTCATTGTGGAACTGGCCTACCGCGTGGACAACGGCGGGCGAGACAAAGAGCACGAACGGGCGCGTACCAACCCCAACCAACTGCCGCTGCCCTTCAACGAATAACTCGGGACATTCATGGAACCGCTAGATTTCTTAGCGGCGGTTTTGCCGTCTCCGGGTCACGGGTATTACTGTGCGGCAGAACTCTCCTCACCCAAGAAACAGCACGTCTTCACCGAAGACTTGGCTGAGATACCCACACACGCACGAAGCTGGCTTGAGGGGCAGCAGGATGTGTATTTCGCGCTTGCTACGTTTGCGGATCGGGGTAAGCGCACCGCCGACAACGCCGAGTACATCAAGTCCCTGTTCATCGACATGGACGGGTACGAGAGCCGCGAAGCGGCACAAAAGGCGCTAGATAATTTTCTTGCTGACACAGGGCTGGACGCCTATGGCAACCCGTGGATCGTCGCCTCTGGCGGCGGGCTGCACTGCTACTGGCCGTTCGACAAGCCCCTGACTGTGGCCCAGTGGAAGCCCATCGCGGAGGCGTTCAAGCGCCTGTGCAAGCAGCGCGAACTGGCCATCGACAACACGGTCACGGCGGACGCCGCCCGGGTGCTGCGCATCCCTGGCACCAAGAACTTCAAGAAGAAATACGGCGAGCCCAGGCCGGTGGAAGTCCTGTCGCAAGGCGCGGCGGTCCTCGATGCTGACGAGTTCTTCGCCAAGCTCAGCAGCCTGTTGGGCACAGCCGTGCCCACCCCGGCACCGCTGATCGACCTCCCAGGCAAGCGCCCGATCAACGCCACCAAGACGGGCGTGCAGATGCTGGCCAACAGCGTCGTGCGTTTCGGCACGATCATGAAGCGCACCAGTAGCGGAGACGGCTGCGCGCAGTTGGCCCACTACGTGGAGAACGCCGAGGACGACGGCATGGAGCCGCTGTGGCGCGGGCTGCTGAGTCAGGCCAAGTACTGCGCGGACGGGGACAAGGCGGCGATCATGCTCAGCCAACTGCACCCGTACGACGAAGACCGGATGCACGCCAAGCTGCGGGATATTAAAGGCCCCTATCCCTGCATCAAGTTCGATAGCGAAAACCCAGGCGTTTGCCAGAACTGCAAGCACTTCGGCAAGATCACCAACCCCCTGGCCCTGGGCCGGGAGGTCATGGCCGACACGTCGGAGAAGGAACTGGAGATCACCCCGGCTGACCCGGACGATCCCGATGCGCCCACCATCAAGGTGGTACGACCTACGCCCCCCAGGGGATACGCCTACGGGGTCAACGGCGGCGTGTACGTGGAGAAGATGGTCGAGGACGCGGACGGCAACAAGCGCAAGCAGCAGGTCATGATCCTGCCCTACGACATGTTCGTGGTGGACATCCTGAACAAGGAGAACGAGCACACCGTCCACATGATCGCGCACCGCCCAGGCAAGCCTGCGGATGTCCTGTTCCCACAGAAGGCGTCGGTCAGCAAGGACGAGTTGATCAAGGCCCTGGCCGCGCAGAACATCATGGCCTCGTACGGGTCAGGCAACGACAAGAACCTGTTCGAGTACGTCCGGGCCTGCGTCGAGGAGGCCAGCGTCAACAAGAAGACCGTCAAGATTCCCGGCCAGTACGGGTGGCAAGAGGACGGCACCTTTGTCTACAGCGGCAAGATTTACCTGCCAGACGGCACCACCCGCACGGTGCCCATGCCCGACCTGCAGAACATCACCCGCATCACACGCTCGGCGGGTAACCTGGAGAAGTGGCGGCGCTTCCCTCAGATGCTGATCAAGCGGGAGTTGTACGACCTGTTGGCGATCTCGTGCATCTCCTTCGGCGCTCCGCTCATGCGCTTTACCCAGATGCCCTGCCTGACGTTCCATGCAGGCTCAACCCAGTCGGGTACGGGTAAATCCTTGGCGCTGTCGCTGCTCAATTCGGTGTGGGGTCACCCAGTGCGATATCGCACAGGCAAAAGCACCTCCCCCGTTACGATGCAGCAACGGATTGGCAATCTTAACTCACTCCCCTTCACATCGGACGAAATCACGCACAAGTCGCGCCACGACATGGAGTGGTTCCCGGGCATGGTGTTCGACCTGTCCGAGGGCCAGGGCAAGGAGAAGTCGGAGGTTCACCACAACCGCGAGCGCATCAACCTCGTGTCGTGGGCGACCCTGGCGCTCTTCACGTCCAACACCCACATGCAGGACTACATGGCTGGTGTGCGAGCGCACACTTCCCAAGGCGAGTTGCTGCGGATGTTGGAGTGGACGCCCGAGGAGAAGCTGAACTGGACGCCTGAAGAAGAGCAGACCATCCGCGTCCTGCAGGAGAACTACGGTGTGGCCGGTGAAGCCTACGTGCGTTGGCTCGTGCAGAACCAGGAGACGGCTGAGCGCGTGACCCGGGAAACCATCGCCATGATCAAGCGCGACTGGCAGATGACTGGTGATGAGCGTTTCTGGGCCGGTGGCTGCGGCGCGATGATTGCCAGCGCCATCCTCGTCTCGTCAAAGTACGCAGGCATCATCGACCTGCCTGTCGCGGAGATCATCAAGAGTCTCAAGCGCATGGTGGACAAGGCCCGCCGCGTGGTGCGCAACGGCGTGCGCACGGCAGAGGATGTGCTCAACGCTTTCACCCGTGACAGCTACGGTCAGTTCGTCGTGATCAAGAAGAGCGACGGCAAGGTGTTGGCTGCACTGGGCAGCGGGGAGATCATCGACCAGACGATCACGCGCAACAAAGTTTTGGGGCGCGTGGAGCACGAAATCGAGGTAGCCGGGTACGTGGACTACTTCATCGAGGAGCAGGTCATCCGCTCACACTGCGTGGCGATGTCGTTCGGTTACGAAGACTTCAAGAAGCAACTAGAGCAGATCGATGGCTACACCGTGTCGTACATGCGCAAGGACATGATGGCCCGCACCAGGGGGCCGCAGATGCGCATCCGAGCCATGTGCATCAGGCGCAGGGTTGAGCGTGAAGCTGCCGTGGACGACGCTTGAGAAGGGGCAGGGGTTCTTCATCCCTGCCCTAGACCTCGACGCCACGCGTGAGGCGGGGCTAGTGGACGCTGTCAGGCAGCGGGTGGTGGACGCGCACGCTATGTACGCTATCCACCAGGGCATGCAGGGTGTGCTGTTTTACCGGCACACCAAGCACGTCACATCTCCCTCAACTTCGCGGCGTCCGAAGCGTCCCGCACCATAGACGACAGCTTGATCTTCACCTGCTGAATCCGATCCAACAGCGCGCGCTTCTCGTCTGGCGTCTTGTTGGATGCCCGGATGGCAGCTTCGACCTGCGTCAATTCACCCATCTCCTGTCGGTAGTAGCCCGCCAGTTCAGCCCGGGCGTACTCGTTGGCACGGGCGTCGAGCAGCGCACGGGCCTCAGCCTTGTCACCCCGGTTGACCAACTCGTTGAACGACGACTGAACCTTGCGCGAGTCGTCCAGGGCGTCATAGGTGCTGTTGATGACCCACCGGGCATCGTTGGGCTGGAAGGCGCTGCCAACCACCGGCATGTCGGACAGGCGCTTGGTGGCCTTCTCCGGCGTGTCCTTTGTGGGGATCGGCAGGCTTGCCGCCTGCAGCAGCGCCATACCCATCGTACTGAAGTAGCCGCCAATGAGCGCCTCCAGTTTGATGGGGCTGACGCCCGCCGCACCACCGAAGAGCTTGGCCAGTTCGGTTGTCTTCTCGCGGTACTGATACTCCGGCAGCAGTGCCTGCTCCTTGGCCGACAGCAGCGGGCGCTCGGTAAACATCGAGTAGTTGGTCATCACCTCGATGGCGGGCTTCATGGCTTGCGGGATGAAGTAAGCAGAGCCGCCAGGGATGGTGTTGCGCAAGATGCCGAGCAGTGCCTCCTTGGCTTCTTCTGCACCGCGTTCAGTCATGATCGTGTTGTACAGCGCCTCGGGCAACGCCTTGAAGATGTAGCCGATTTCAAACGGGATCGGAATGCGCAAGGGCTCCGACACACCAGGAAGGCGGATGAACCAGTTGCCGTACTTCTCAGCAGGCAGCGCGTTCTTGTATGCCTCGTCGTCCTGCATCGCGTGGGCGTACGCAAGTGATGCGGCAAACAGCATGG